GGTTTTAAGGGGGATGTATGTCTGACGAAAAGAAACCTGTGACACTTCAAACAACCGATTGGCCTTGGGTTGCCATCGACTTGGATGGGACGTTGATGGAAGACCACCAGTACCCTGGATTTGGGCTCCCAAGACCAGGGGCGAGGGATGCGGTTCTTTACTTAAAGAGCCTCGGTCTCAAGATCATGGTGTTCACAACCAGGACGCATATTTCTGGGCTGGATGGGAAATTCCAGAATGTGAATAAAATCGTTGCTGATATTCACGCTTGGGGTGTAGAGCACGATATTCCCCTTGACTATGTGTGGCCTTACTTGAAACCGGCATCAATCATCTGCTTCTTTGATGACCGTGGTATCACAGTCCGTCCTCCAAGTGAACATGACCCGTTTGATGGGTTTGCTTGGCCGGAAGCGATAGAAGAATTTGATGAGCGGTACGCTGCGAAAATCCCCAATTGGCTCCGTGAAGTCACTCCGCACTCTTTTGCAGTGGAGGAAAAAGATGGATGACTTAGAGTTCTATCGACAAGTCAATGAAATAGAAACAGTCGTGGTGCGTATTCATAAAGCACTCATTGACACACTGATCGAGCAGTTACCGGCTGATAAATCACCAGATTATCAGGGTTCTGTTCTCCTTTCAGTGATGAATCATCTGAATAAGTCAGTTGAACGAGTTTTATCACAATTAGGCGTGGTTGAAGTTCGGCTTGTCGATGCGGAACTGGTAAAGAAAGCTGAGGAAATTACTAAGTTAGAAAAGGGATTTTATCACTCGGAAGCTCCAAATGATCCAAGTCCATAATCTAGGCATCATAGGACATGCCTCAGAAAAGTTTGATAAGAGGACTGAAAAGATAGCACGGGAACTTATCTTGACAGCCATTCAGGAGCTACGTCCGTCGTATATTGTTTCTGGCCGTTCACCAATGGGCGGCGTTGATGTGTGGGCGGAGGAAATTGCTGCTTTATGCAATGTCCAAACTAAAATTTACGCTCCCGATGAACACACATGGGACGGAATCAACGGGTTTAAGGAACGGAATCTTCGGATTGCGAATACCTCAGACCGTGTTCTTGTTATCGTGGTTGAAAAGTACCCCAAGAACTACCGTGGTATGAGATTTACTGGGTGTTATCACTGTAAAGGAAGGAATCCAGAGCACATTAAATCTGGAGCGTGCTGGACTGCGTGGAAATCGGGTGTTGGGGTGTGGAGGATCATCCAATGATTTACCTCATATGGAATTTAACTGTGTTTATAGGATGCTCCTATCTGGTATTTTGGAAAGGCCATAGTGGGGCATGGTTTATCTTAGCCATATTGATAGGTACATGGGGGGAAAAATGAAAATCTGGATTATGTTTTGTACTCATGTTGACTGCCGATTGCAGCCTATTATCAGCACAGCAAAAACAAGAAAAGGGCTAAGAAGGTGTAAAGATTTTTTTCTGCCTAAGCACAAACTCAAGATTGAACAGTTTTGGGTATGAAGCCCTATAAGCTTGTTGCGATTGACTGGGTTGATTCCTCCAGCACGGGGATGGCATGGAGGCAGATTAGTGACTTTGGTGAAGAGACACGAAGCCCGCTACAGTGCCGAACAGTTGGCTACATCATTGCAGAAACGAAGATTGCGGTGACACTCGTCATGAATCTAGCCTATGGGAAAGGAAAACCACCACATTCAGCGGGGAATGATATGAACATTCCCAAATGCTCCATTCTCAAGATTCGGAAGATCACTCAGAAGTTATGAAGCCCAAAGTCTTAAATAGGAGAAAGCATCGGCTACTCTGTGATTGCAAAGATCGGTGTCACAAAGCCATCTATATCGGCCGCCCAACGAAGTGGGGGAATCCGTATGAAATCGGCAAGGATGGAGACCGAGATCATGTCATCATGCGATATAAGGAGTATTTGAAGAAGCACCCTGAGTTGATTCAGGCTGCACAAGAGGAATTAAAGGGCAAGTCACTCTTATGTTGGTGCAGCCCACAAAAATGCCACGGTGATGTCCTACTCACCACAGCAAATGGAGGAACAACCTAATGTCAGTCGAATCGTTTATAGCAATTGCGGTGGCTGGGGCTCTCTTGTTCGCCTACCTCGTGTGGCTTGAAGTCACAAGCTGGTTTAAGTAAGCTTTTAGTCTTCGTCTCTGTTCGGGAGTGGGCCGTAGACCGCAACATATCGGGGGTCGGTCTGCATACACAAGTCACACACAATCTTCTCTTCCGGGGACATCCACTTCTCCCACCCCGTCCCCGAAGGACCACGAACGTAGAATCCCGCCGTAAAGCTGCCTACAACAAAACCCTTAAAAGGAAGATGACACCGATCACATGTCATTGCGGTCAGCGCACTCATCTTACTTCCTACCCAGCCGGTCACCCATCCACGTTGACACGATTGCCTCAAAGAACAGCCGAGTCCCGTCAGTCAGAAAAATAACTGTATAGGCGTCTAAGTTAAGGCTTAAAAGCCCCACCACGACCACAATAGGGCGAATAGCTGATCGAAGGTCTCTGACCCAATATGAGGGAGTGCCGATCACATCCCGGTTGAAGAAGTTCGTCTGAGCCTGCATCAGGCTCGCTAACGCTTTCGTATACTCAGGAAGGACTTCTGGCTTTGTCGTTGCAAGAGATGACATTGTTCGTTCTGGGGTGTCTGACTCACTCTTGATAAACTTCTTCTTGATGAAGTCAAAGACACCTGGAACAATCAATCCAGCGAGAGAGACTGCCACATCGAGGATCATTTCTTGCTCTCTTTCTTGACCATTTCAGGCATGGGCCGGTTGAGCAAATGTTCATAGAGCGTGTTGACTCGTTCTCGTAAATCCTGGATATCATTTTTGTCCGGCATATCTTTGATCCGATCTTGTATATTCCGCTCAACAAGGTATGTATACCCGAATCCGCCAAAAACCATCGTAAAGACTGTTCCAATCAAGAGCGCATCCATGTTTTCTCCGTTACTTTGGCCCTATTGCAATAATGTGGTGGTCAGCATTAACAGCCCCCGACCCGTTATCAATAATATAGTTGACTTGTGAAACTGAGGCAGAAACGATATATGATTCATCAAGTGAATTCACTGCTTTCAGTATAAAAGAAGGGATATCACTGAATGCGGTAGAGAATGTAATAGTAAAATTTCCTGTACTATTTCGTAACGCTGTAAATCCAGACCCTTCAATCACCGCCCCCGCTGAGTCTACGATACCCCGAATGATCTTGAGGGTCTCCCCACCTGTTCCAGGTTGCTTAAAGCCTCCTGCTGCATACGCAAGGCCCCCTGCATTGATCGCTCCGCTTGATTCGATAATCCCTGCGGCTGGTGCCGCTACCCCTACTCCAAGGGCGGCTAAGGTCGAAGCCGCAGACCCAGTAATGGCCCCGGTGACCCCCAGAGTCCCACCCACTGTGGCAGCGCCAGTCACACCAGCCGTTCCAGCAACCGTTAGATTCGTTCCCACGCTGAGTGTCGTGGTCGTTGATGCGGCACCTGTGACTGTGAGAGCCCCTGTGGCGACAGTCCCCGTGACTGCCAGAGTTGATGCCATCGTGACGGCGACACTAAACGCATTGGTCCCTGTAAAAGTGTTGTTCGCAGCCAATCGAGCCACGATACGAGGCAGAGAGTCATTAGTCGGTGCAAGAAGACCCACAGACGCCGTGGTTAGGTCAGTATCAAGCGTTCCAGAATCCAACAGGACGGTCACGAGTGTCGTGGTTGTGTATGCGACTGCCGTAACAGTCCCATAAACCGTCGTTGCGGTTCGGACACATTTCACTCGACGGTTGACGAGAAACGTTCCCGTCTGGTCCCCAACCACCGTAAAGCTATTCGCAGAGATATACGTGGCTGCGGTGCTACTCACCCATTCAACGGTTGTATTGATGGTCACCCCAGTCGTGGATTCAAACGTGATATCGTCAGCCGACCATTGAGTGACATCATCTGCATCATCAAGTCGTAAATCATACGTGCCCACCCCATAGATCGTGGCCTCACCATTACTGTCCAAGACAACCGGGTGAGCAAGTGGCGTTCCAGTGGTCGAGTCCGCATAGAGGGCCTTTGGGGTGGTGGTATTGATCTCGAACGCATACAGCTTTCCACCCACGAGTGGAAGGTTCGTGACATCAACGAATGCACGGAACTTGGTATAGGGGAATGGGTAATTCATTATGGCAGCCTTTGCGGGTTAAAGTCAGAAACAGGAGATGGAACCGGACCTTTTCTTTCTTGCGTTCGTGCTCTCGCAGTCGAGAGGACGAAATTCGCAATCATCAACTGCCCTGTTTGAGTGAGGAAGCCTTTTGGCATGACGCTCCGAATCATCTGAGGTCCACCAGGAAGTAGCATGGCCGTATTCACCAAGTCAATCGCATACGGTCGAGAGGGAGTGACCCCCTGACCAGCAAATTCTCCAAGGCGAAGACCGATCTTATCACCCAAACGAATTGAGGCAAGGGCTGAACTGATTGTATTCTTAGCTCCAGCATCCAGTTCTTGAATTTTGGCAATCGCCCCCCATGTCCGTTCCATGATCTCCCGTTCTGAGGACGAAAAGGTAGACATCAGATATTTGTTATCAGGGTGCACCAACTCTTTTGCCATTTGATTTGCATTCACTCGACGGATGGCTTTTCCATCTGGAGTCGTCGAAATCTTTGAATTCTTGAGTGCCGCTTCTGAAATAACTTCTAAGGCTGATTGCCGTTGAGCGGCTGCATCCCCCCGCTGCATCAATTCACTCGATGGAGACCGAACAGCGGCTAAATCCTCCTTGAACGCATTGAGTACTGGAACAAGGTCACCACGACGGGGATCGCCCTTTACCATGTTGTAAAGGGACTGGACCTGATTCTTGATTGACTTCCAATCTGTTGGTTCAACAGCACTTCCAGAAGCATTCAGCTTCTCACTCAGACTGGCTAAATCCTGATAAGCTTTCTCGATTCCAGAAGCAAATTGTTCTGATTGCTGGATAGACTGAGTAGATTTCATTCCAACAGTCTCAGTCCCAGTGAGTTTAGGCTGGGGTTTCCCGCCCACTTGAACTGACTTCTCAACATATCCTTGAGGAAATGTCTCAAGTCTCGTGGACTTTTCACGAATAGTCGGGGCGTGCTTGGTCAAGAACGCATCAATCGCTTGAGCCACACGGGGGGCGTAGTACACTTCAACATTCTCTGCGGCCAAGACTTCTGCGGCTTGATAGTACTCTTTCGCTGCTTGATCGGGACGAAGGGCCGTGAGCACCCGTTCATGGGCGGCTGACTCAGCTTCTCTGGCCTTTTCCACTCCCCCCCTGACCGGAATCCTCTGACCTTGCATTCCAACCGGAGCCGGTCCCTTGATCGGGATACGACGGAAGTACTTCACGGCACTGATAGAGGGCAATGTTGCGAGCAGGTCATTCAACGCAGCCATCCCATACTGGAGACCAGTAGGAGGAAGACCAGCCGGAGAAGGAGTCATCGTTTCATAGGTGTTAAACCCAGGGACGAGCATCCGACCGGCTGCGGTTCCTGTTGCCTTGAGCGCAGGAACGAATTGGTTCGCTGCCGCAGTACCAAGTGCCCCAAGCATGGAAGGACTCTGCTCTGGAGAAGGTGGCACGCTAAGACCACCAGGACCGGCAAGACCCTGCTTTCGAGCAATGGCTGCTTCGAGTTCTGCTGCTGTTGCCATTATGGTTGCCCCGCTTCCTGTTGTTGACCTTGAAGACGCTGTAAATCTTCAAGAGGGAGTTCATCAAGCTGCTGTGGCGTGAGATAAGGTAAGATGGTCGAAGGCTTTTGTGGAGTTGCAATAAGATCAGAACTATGCCCTCCGGTCAAATCATCCATCTGTTTCATAATCCGCTTCTTCGCTGCGGCATGAGCTTCCAAACGAATTTCTGACCCTTTCTTCATGCCATTCATCGACCCGATAAACGTCTTAGGAGCGGTCCCACCTGCCAGCCACCCCTCAGTCACCTGACGCTCTTCCACAGACCCAGGAGTTCCACCGCCCCCCATCGGACCAGAGAGCAAGATGCGATTGTATTCCCGTGCCATTTCTGTTGATAGCACGATAAAGCGCCCGACGGCTTCACTTCCTTCGAGGTTCTGTGCCGCGTATCCTTGAAGTTCACGAAGGGGTTTTGCTTGTGCAGACACAGGCATCTGATTGTAAGACTTCATCACTTCTGGGAGCATCCCATCCAAAGTTTGAGACAGGTTGTACGTCACATCAGCCCACTTCTGCTGAAAGGTCAGTGAGCCGTACAGAGATTGGGCTTGTCCACGAATCGTGTACTTGTCCATTTCAGTGAGTTTGACTCCACGCCGCTTGCCGATTTCATCAATCATCCTGGCTTCCTCTTCCTTCACCAGTGCAGAGAGGGCCAGATTCCGAGAAGAGGGTTCTTTGCCAAGAAAGAGTGATTGAGCCGCGTACACTCGGAGCCCTTTTGTCCCCAATTCCCGCTTTGTCAGGTCAATTTCAGCTTCTCTCGTGCCTTCGGCCCTTGCATACCCCTGGAACTTCTGATACTGCATGTGGGCCTTTTCACGAGTGATAGGCTTCCCAGATGCCTCAGCGCGTGCCATAATGTCCTGAATGGTCTGCTCAGTCACTCCACCAAGCCTCGTGGCTCGAAGATCGCTCCGCAGGTCAGCAAGGCTCTTATTCGGCTGCGCTACAGCAGAAGCGGCCAATGTCAACGCATCAGGAGATTTTGAGTCATAAAGTCGAAGAATGGCTTTGGTATCCGCAGGTGACCGTCCAGAATCAGTCAATTCTTTCGTCAAGTCAGTACGCTGTTGTTCCTCTCGGAGGTATGTTCCGGCCTCCATCCGTGTTTTTATTTGATTCATGGCCGCATTCTGGGCATTCACTTGCGTATTCATCATGCTTTGAACACGTTCAGCCAGTACAGGATTCGTCTGGACACGGGGGTCTTGCGCTAACTTCACCCAGTCAATCTGCCCTGGAGCCGTAGGAGCCATTCCTAGCCCTCCAAGGACGTTTGTGGGGGCAGAGGGCTGCCCTGGAGCAGTTGCTTCTCCATAGACCCCAGGTTCAGCCGTTTGAGTAAGTGGAGCCCCCGCTTGCTGCCCCTGAGAGATCAACCCCTGGAAGAAATCCTGGGCTTCTTTGCTCTCGTTCAATTTTAATTCGAGCAATCTATTTTGTAAATTCCCACCCCGAATCTGAGTTCCGGCCCCAAGAGACTGAAAGAAGGGGGAGAAGTCAATTCCAGAGGGTTGTCGAATCAAGGAAGGATCAATGGGCATGTGTTACCCTTTCCCAAACGCATTATACGCACCCATACCAGCACCGGCCCCAGAGACGACACCCTGGAGTGCAGAAGCATAAGGATTCTGGCGACCCATCTGCAAGTTCGCCAGATCGGAGCCAAGCTGCATTTGATTCTGTCCAAGTGACTGCGCTGTGCCGTACTGACCTTGAGCAAGCTGCGACGTGGCTTGACTTCCATATCCAAGCAATCCAGCCAGTTGATTATACATCTGCTGCTGATTGCCCATTTGCTGCCCGTACAACCCCTGCTGTTCAGACATATACCGATTAAAGGCTTCCTCATAACCAGTCGCAGCCATCCCTTGCTGATTCTGCCCCAAGGCTTGCATGGTGGCAGGAGAGAAGAAGTTTCCTCTGGCTGCCGCAGCTTGGTTAATGCCTTGCTGACCTTGCTGGAGACGGAATTGATAACCGGGGTCATTAAAGTAATTCTGCATATTGAAGCCGGTGAGCGTTGGATCAACCCCCATTCTCGCTCGACCCTCAATATCCGGCATGGTCCGCTGACCCAACTGCATATAGGGCTGAAGCGTACTGGTCATATTACTCAGACCGGCATTATACTGCGTCGCAGCACGGGTGGCGTATTCGCTCAAAAGATTGGAGGCGGCACCAATGTTCTTATTGGCTTGTCTACCCCCCATATATCCGCCCACCCCACCAAGAGCGGCTCCACCTGCTGCTGCATATCCTGCTGCCATGTTACTCTCCCTTTTCTTCTACAGCTTGATGAGTGTGTTCTTTCTCGTGATGGTCTTGAAGTTTCTTATATTCAGCGCGGAGAGCCATCAGTTGCACTTCTTTTTCTCCGATAATAGCAAAGAGATCATTGGTATTCATACTTCTCCTTAATCAGGCCCAAAAAGGCATATAATAGGGTGTGGCGCCAACAAGAATTTCTAGATAGCCAGCAGGAGCGGTTGTAGGAGCATTGCCTCCACCTGTAAATGCCACGGTTGGGGTATCAGAGGTTGCCGTTATTTTGAGATTTGGACTTCCTGCCGAAATAACAGACAAATCAAGATAAGCATTATTTTTTGAAATCTCCATAACACCATTTGCGTATAATGTAAGAGCAACAGCCGCCCCCCCAACACCAGTAACAAACTTCATATCTGCCGTATTTGTTGCAAACCACTGTCCTAAGATTCCTGTCGTCGCATTTCCGAAAACAAATCCTGGTGCTACAGTAGTAGTTCCATAAATTCGAATCGTATCCGCTTCGACACCACTTACAACATGAAGAACAGCAGCAGGATTAGAAGTACCAATTCCTATCCTAGTGTCTAGATCATTTACTGTAATAGTCCCCGCTGCATTCAGAAAATACTTTCCTTTGGTTGCATGAATTGTTGAAGAAAGGTAACCTGTCGAGGCTCCACTTGCTGTTCCAAAATTGAATTGCTGGGGAGTGGCCCGTCCAGCCAGAAGGCTGTACTGAGTGTGGTCATCTCCTAACGTGAGCCCGGTAAGTATCGAGTGGTCTTGGCTACCAACTCCGACCAGGAATCCATCCTGCCCATCTTCACCATCAATTCCTGAGAGACCTGGAGGCCCTTGAGAACCCTGAAGACCTTGTGCTCCAGGAGTTCCTGGGAAACCATCTTGACCGTCTTGACCATCTTCACCTGGAAGAAAGAAGGCTTGTTGCCCCTCTCGACCATGACGGTGATCGGCTCGTGAGACAGCCGCAGAGGTTCCATCACTCACGCCATCACCGGGGAAACTCCCTATAGGAGTCCCAAAACCCTCTCTCCCATGTTTATGATCGAGTCGAGAGACAGAGAGTGACGTGCCCTGTTGAATGGAATCACCAGGGGCGCTAGCACCAGGGAATCCAATCGTTACATGGGAATCATTATCATGGGTGGTGACCCCAGACGAAGGCAGATCAGCCAATGAATCATAACTGACTGTTCCAGACCCATCAGCCCCACTGTGGGTGTGACTCTTCGCATGATGCTGATCCGACGTGACGTTCTGCAATTCAGCATGGTCGTCCGTTGTGACGTTTGGGTCACGCTCAGGAATTCCTATGGTAATGGCTCGATGAGTCATCGTCAATTGTGGTTAGGCAGAATAACGAATAGCAATTCCGGGTATGTTTCCAGTCGTCGAAATAGCTGCTCCCGCAGGGAACGTACTTGGTAATGCGGCATACGTGAAGGCAACTGTAATCAAATTACTTAAACCGCCAGAAAGCATTTCCGAAGAAGAACGGCCTAAAAAGATGTACGAACTGGCTGTAGGGATCACGGTAAGTTGTGCCGCGCTATCTCCAACGAAGACAGACCAGAGAAGTGAATTTGCCGGGATGGTCGCAGAAGTTGACGTAGAGAAAAATCCCTGCGTAGTTGGGTTCACCAGCACATCCACGATCAGCGCATTTGGGTATAAATATGAATTTGATGTATTGGTATAGATTCCTACGTGATAGAGATCATTCGCTACAGAATCATGGTAAAGCCCTAAACCACTCACGGCTGTATTCTGCCCCGATAAAAACGGGACAGCAAAGAGGATATTTGCGTTGAAGTTTGCTACCACAGCAGGAGACGCGACCCTTGGACCATTTTCTGCCGTGACATACCACCGATCAGCCCAAGTACTTCCAGCAATTTGTCGAAATGACGCCAGGGCTTGAGTCCCACTGGCAGCAGGAGTTCCGTGCGTGTGGTCACTTCGACTGATCGTTCCAAGCACGCCATTTGCCGAAGCCTGACTATAACTTGTCTCTGGAACCACAGACCCAAAATAATTCACAAGACCAGAATCATCTGTCCCGTCATGGATATGGCTCTTCGCATGATGCTGGTCAGTTGTCACCGTAGAAAGATCAAGATGAGAAATGGCCGTAGATGACGCATGGGTATGTACTTCATCGTGATGCTGGTCTGCTGTCACCCCTGTCAGGTCAGTATGGGCCAGGGTGCCCTGCTCATTCCGTGCCGTCGCTTCTTGACGAAGGAATTCAAGCCATTGAAGCCAGGGTTGAGAGATTCTCCCCGTCTTGCTATCCTGAAAGGCTGTCGTGTGTGGAATCGGGGGAAGAGACATTATGACCCTTCCTCAGACGTTGCGGCTCTCATTCGCCCACCAGAGAATTCTGCACTCGCTCCAAGGATAGCCACTTTCGTATTGGATGCACCTTGAATCTCAAAGACGATATCCCGCATCTGCCCCAGCCGGTACCAATTCGCCCGTGCTGCACGTTGCCCGGTAAATCCAAGTTCCTCTGTCATCCAAGAAGACCAGGAGTGCCCCCCATCTTTACTCACTCGTAACTGCACCGTAGGAGCCGTCACGAACGCATCAGCAACCCCTTGTTCAAATTCAACTTCAAGCTTATGGACAACTAGGCGCTTTCTTTCAGCCCAGTAATGGGGAGATCGACGAGACCAGACAATCGGTTCTCCATTGTCTTCGTGGGTATCCGATGAGATTTCATACAGATTACCAGTCACACGGTCTGTGGCAATCATGCGGTTGATAAATCGCACCACGTCTCGCGTTCTCCACGCTCCAAGGTCATAGCTTGATCGTTCATGCCAGAGTTGAGTCATAAAGTCATAGACGAAGGTTTCTCCACCAGCCAAAAAGGTAATACCATAAAAATCATGCCCATCCATCTGATAACTGAATCCAAAAGCATCAGCCGTCGTGGGGTAGGACCGCCAATGGGCTTCAAGCGCCGGTGTTGAAATGGGGGTTGTGTCTAATCCAGAAGCCACTACGACTCGTCCACCAGGAGACCCCTGCTTATGCCGACCTAGCCAGATGATCGTATCGGCAATCTGCGCCACGCTATCAACAGCTTGAAGGCCCCAGTCAATGACGCCAGATGTCGATTGAAACGGGAAAGGATTCGTCCCGGCGTCATACCAAATCTCAGTGGTCAGTTCTCCAAACAAGTACAGCTGTCGGTGCATAGCCCAAACAGCTTGAAGAAAGTCTGGAGAGGCTTCTGCTGCTCCGAGTTGTACTGGGTTCCACGTCATCGCGTCATTCAGGTCACTCAGCGCAAAGAAGAATGAGTCCTGCATACTAACAATAAGGTACTGGTCAAGAAACGCAATCGACGTGGGCTGACCAACAGGCTGAGGGTCTGGTTTGGCAAAAACGGATGTACTGTAGTTGTACACGTACACAAAACGTCCATCCACAATTGCTAGTTCTGAATTGGCATTGTGTTCCATCTTCACTGTGCCACCAGAGGTCTCAAGTGTCCCTACAATGGTCGATGAGGCATCATTCAGAATTTGAAAGACGGTTGGCCCTGAGACCACAAACAGACGGTGCCCAACCACATGGGCTCCACGGATAGGAGAATCTCCTACAGACTTCCATAATTCCAATCCTGGTGCCCCCAAGAGCATCACGGGTGTTTTGCCTTCCGGTCCACCCAAGGTCGGAACAAGGTTCATCGTCCGCTGAGTATTGATGTTGATGCTCTCAGCCGGATAAGAACCACCGATGAAGTTCTCTAGTTCCATTAGTCAATCGTATAAATGGAAGAGGGTGTGTGACGACGAACACCTGTATCAGGAAACATGGTCATGTCAGGGGCCGAATACACTAACAGCCGATCAAAGAGGTCTTGGGCTGTCTGAAGTACAAGGGGACTTGGTGTGACCCCATATCCAGGCCCCAATCGAACCGCCAGATTGTAGATAATAGCTTCTAAATAAACCGGATCAACATCAAGTTCTGCACTCAGGGATGTAATCGAGGCAAATGCCTTCTGAGAAGAAAGATGGAGCGTATCAGCAGCATCGGGGAGAGGATAGAGTCGAATACGCCCAAGGGGTTGTGATGGTTTATACCATAGGTGAGAGGGTGGGCCTGTCACAATGGCTCTATCCCCATAGGATGAATACTGGTCTTCCCCGATCAATTCAATTGGAGTGAACAAGCCATTCGTATCTTCGAGAGAAGCAACCATCACTTTAAGTGGACGGGCTGTGTTAAAATTCCCAGAGACTCCAATCGTGTAATCCCCATCATTTGCAGTAAGGGTAAATGATTCTTCCGTCGTGGCAAGCACTGTCACATTGCGAATGGACCATGATCCAAGCATTAAGTTCAATTTTCTTTTAGCATCCTGCGACATCTCCGCAGAGAGTGTTTCTCCAGTCGCAAGAACACCCAGTTCTCGAAAGGACTCATTAAGGATATCTTGGATGGTCATGCTTCATTCCTCAAAAGGTACAGATCAATTTCAAGATGATAAACACACAACACAAAGATATATTGCTCATAAAGAGCCCTCGTGCATCGCACGCCCTCAGTTGGATTACTGCTGTGCAGACTCACCAACCTACACCACCCATAACCTAGCTGCCACCCACCC